GAAGAAGGGGATCAACTTATCAGTTGTATCTCCAACACTTTTAATTAATTGTCCTACAACTTCGTATGCTCTCGGATGGTCACTACCCTGTGCTACTTCAAGAATACCATTAAGTGCTTCTTGTCCTTTTTCAATTAAAGAATATAAGTTACCTCTTGAGTATTCATAATCAAGAGTTGGATCATCTTTTTTATTTACTTCTTCAATTTGATTATTTTTTGAATCATCAACTGCTTCTATATCCAAAAACTCATCTATTTCATCGAACTTACTCATACATCAACTCCTTTTGTAGGACTATATGTTCTAAAGTCTGGTAAATCAAACCTTTGTTCACTAAATCCAAAGTCATCACCAACTTCAACAAGTGCATCATCTTGAGCATTAACTGCGTCAATTACATCACCGTTTATATGAGTATCTATAGTTGTTCCATCTTCACCACGTTTTACTGTAATATTATTACCGTCAATTTCTTTGATAAACATAAGTTCATCACCGATAGCAATGTAAGTATCTACAACTAAACTTGATGTATCTTGAACTAAGAATTTCTTCTGTGTTCTTGTTATATCTTCTGCAAGTGTTGTTACTGCATCATCATTATAATCCTTGAGTGCCCTTGGTGTTGCAACATATCTCTTAGATCTTGATGCAGTTTTAGTATTAGCACTTGTATGATAATCAACCTGAACTTTCTTAATAAGACCTGAACCAGAATCTGATACTGGGCCAAACAAGTAAGTTTTTGCTGTAAATCCTAATGTGTGTGTTATAACTCTTTTCTGCTCAAAACCACTATCATAATTATCATCAAAGGTAACACTGTCTAGTACCATTGGTATATCTCTTTTTTCGCCAATTGCTTTAACTAAATCTACAGTTAAATTAAATGATGGTTGGAAGTATGGTAATATTTGTTCAATAATTTGAAGTGAATCCTCATTATATTGAGTCATTGCATATAACTTAAAACTTAAATTATATGGAACTGGCATGAATACTTTTCTTGCACTCTTTGAACCATCTTTTGTAAATGCTTTAAAAGTTTGCATTGTAGAGACTTTTCTTGCTGGATCATATGATATCCCATCCATTTCAAATGCTAAACGAGGTAAAGTTATTGCGACTCTCTTTCTCAAATCTGGTTTCTGTTCTAATCTTGCCAAGAACTTTTCTGTTGGGCCATAAGCAATTGGAACTCTTACAGTTGAAAATGCTCCACCTGCAGCAGTCTGATGTTTAATATCGATTTCATTAAAAAGAGTACCAAAGGCTATAATAGTCCTTCTGATTATTTCATGGTAATAATAGGTTCCTAACATATCTTAAACAGGACTTATCCAAACTATTTAGAAATCACCGAACGGATTGTCTTCAGAAAAGTCAATAATTGAGTCTGCCTCTGATTCTACTGTAATATTTTCGTTGTATAAATCATACTCATCTTGATCGGAAACACTTCTAACAACATATTCTGAGTCTGATCCTAATAGAGTAGTTCCAATACCAACGACTGATTCACCGACAGCAAATCCTACACCACCAACATTTGTAACTTTGAGTATTCTATCATCAGAATCCCAATTAGCAACGATAGCCGTTGTTCCTGTTGAAACTCCTCTAACTACTTCCTTAAAGAGATAATTACCACTAGAGATACCTGCTTTTACTGGTGGATCAATAGTTACTGTTGGTGTTGCAGTATATCCAACACCTGCAAAGGTATATCTAATTGAGGCAAGTTGACCAAGAGTATTGATTATTGCCACTGCCTTTGCAGTTGATCCGATTCCAATATTTGTATCAAGTCCAACAGGATTAATAGAAACTTTAGGAACTACACTATAACTTGCACCTGGATTAGTAATGGTTGGTGTTGATATTGTTCCTTCTGCTATGACTGCAGTTGCTGCAGCACCAGTTCCAAATGCATTTTGACTTCGAATTGTAATTGTTGGAGGTGTTGTATAAGCAAAACCAGGATTTGTTAATTCAATACGATCTATAGACTGCCCATTTTGACCAGTTCTACTTGTCATAATTGCAACAGCAGTTGCATTAATACCTTGACTTGGTGCTGATGAGATACCAATTAGTGGTGGTAGTGTATATCCTGTTCCATCATTAATTAAATCAATGAATGCAACACCCTTACCAATGTTAGTATTACCTGCATCTTTAGACAATTGAACTGTTGCTGTTGCTGTTGATGCAGCGATACTCACCATACTTAATCTTGTTGTGAATCCAAATTCAACTGCTGCTTTATCAACTTCTTCAAGTCCAGTGTCAATATTCTCATCAAGAGCATAATCCATTACCTCACAACTTAAAGTGTAAACATAAAGGTTATTCAATTGGTAAAATGGTTTTTTACCCTCAACATACTTAATTTCAAACATGGTGTTATCAAGAGGGAAATAAATTAAATCTCCTTCTTCTGGCCTTGTTGCAAGCTCTACATCACTTTCTCCAGTTAAAAATGGACTTATAAAATCTTCGTATCTTTCTTTTGATATAACAAACGTCACTGCGTCTGTAGTTTGAACTCCGAATTTTTGTAAAATATCTCCGTTACCCTCAAATCCTTGATAATTTAAAAGATATGCTTCCATACGATAAGCATCATCAAAAGTAGAGGCCACAACCTCCTTCATAATTGTTTTTTTGTTTATAATTTTACGAGGAAGATAAACTACATCTTGACCATAAATTTTTAATTGCTCATTTATGAGATCTTGAACTAATCTTTGTTCACTCGAAGATCCTTGTAAAAAATACGGAGAAAGTGGCATGATATCATCCTATGAAGTCAAGAGGTGGTAATTCGTATTCTGTTTTGAGTGTGTTTTCTAGTTCTTCTAGTTCTCTAATTGCATCTTCATATATTTCTCTACCATTCAATGCAACACCACCAGGTAACATTACACCTTGGAATTTTATTAAATTCATTCCCCATTGTTTTTTGATTAATGCTGTTGCATATTTCTTTAACCAAAAATCATTGTATATTTTACTTACATCTGCTGGATCTAAAAGACGATAACCATCAATAATTATAAAAGTATCATCAGACATCTGTTGAAAATCAATATCTAAATATAATCTTCCTTGCTTCTTGTTAAATCTTATTTGTGTGTCTGGTGTAATGATACGACTTAAATCTTCAAGATAAGTCTTTGTCATTGTATAATTTAATAAATCAAGTGCACCATAATAGTAAAGGTCATTTAAAAATATTTGATACTTAATATTAAATAGACCACTTGATATAGTGCTATTATCTATTTTAAGAACTCTTTCTACACCTAGCACATGATCAGGCAACTGTATAAAATTTTGTGACTCTTCAAATGTGGTTGTGGTTATACCAACTGTAGAATTAGCAGTAGTGGTAGTAACTCCAGTTGTTAGAGTTTCTTTATTTTCTTTAGTTACTTTGTGTTTTAATAACATTCTCTCAATACCATCAAAATGACGTTCTTGAAAGTATTGAATAGCATCATCAATTAAATCATCAATTTGATCATCATCCACATTAATTTCCAGCACAGGATAACCTAATTTTCTTAAGCAGTAGTCTATTAATCCTTGCCTTGTGGATGGCTTACTCATTTTTTAATTCCTCTTTTAGGACTTTGTAATTCATCAAATTTTTGCTTCAGATCCATGTAATCCTTTGTCATGGATTCTATTTTTGCTTCTAATAATATATTTTGATTAACTAATGTTGATAATTTCTTATGGTAATGATTAATCAAAATATTCACATCAACTTCACTGTTCATAGTTTAGAATTGACCTCCATCAATTGTTGTTGTCCACTTCGGTATGCCACTGGCATCCGTTGTGAGTATAAAGTTTGAGGTGGATATGCCAGCAGTTGTACCAGCAGCACCAACCATTTTACCAGTAGTATCAAAATAGATGATTCCGTTACCAGCTGTTGAATAATCTCCACTTTGGAAGTATATTCCTTTTATATCTAGGAAACCTTTTGTACCACTTAAAACGTTACCAGTGATGGTTGCATCAGGAATATATGTGAAAGATCTTTCAGGTGCATTACTACTCTCACCTGTACTATCATTATAACCAAAAAATCCAGTTTTGTTATTTGCTACTCCAGTTCCAGTATTGTAATTAAAAGAAATACCACGATCAGTATTTGTATCAAATCCGTGAGTAATTGTTAATTGTGTAGTTGTTAATATACCAGCAGTTGTTTGGCCATCAATAAAAATTGTTCCGATTCCAGTTCCACCTGGTTGTGTGGTGTAAGAATTAATTGTGGTAGTTCCAGCACCTGGTAATGAATTACTACCAGTTATAACGTCACCAGTATTAATACCAACAACAGAATCTAAAGTAATTGCTGATACACCAGATCCAACTGTAGAGGTAACAGTTCTTTTACTGGATACATCACCAATATTCATTATTGGATCATTTAAAGTTGCATTAGTAGAGTTAACAGTGGTTGTTGTTCCATCTACTTGTAAACTACCTTTGATGATAACCATTCCATCACTATCTAAACCATCTGGGTAAGGATCAATGAATAAAGTGTTTCCACCACCAGATCTAGTTCTTATAACATTGGATGAAATTCCAACGTTATCAACATTAAATCCACCAAACATTTCAACTTGCGTATTATAAACCCATGTTGCACCAGTGACTTGAACTTTATCAGTTCCATTTTCATCATACTCTATACTTGCATCTTCACTTGTACCAAATGTTAACTTAGTGTCATCATTAATAATAACTTGACCTGCACCATTAGTTACGAATTTAATATCTCCATCTACATTATTTGAGGCTATTGTATTTCCATCTAGTGTTAGATTGTCTACGTTCCATTGATTAACTCTTGGCATATTTGCCACAGCACCACTAACTTCACCAAAACCTGTAGCACTTCCACCTGGATGTCCTGAACTTTCTCTATCAAGAATTGGTATGAAACCATTAGCTAACGTACCAGCATTAGCATTTGCACCACCAGCGACTGTACCTGGTGTATTTTGCATCATATCAGTGTAATACTTACCACCAATAACTATCGGATCTGGATCTGGATTTGTATTGTCTCCAACAAATAATCTCCCACCCTTATTTCCCTGTGTTCCATTTGCAATCGTGACCGCAAGTTCACCGTAGTTTATAGTTGACGGAGCAGCATTGCCAGTCGATCTTTTTACTCGTATTATGCTGGCCATTTAAAAACTTCCCCCATTAATGTTTAAATTTTGTGTTGCTCCTGGTGTTAATTCTAAAGTTGCTTCAAATTTACTCGTTGCTGCATTAAAAACCAAGACCATTCCATCTTGTAGACCACCAGATATGTCTACGTCTGATAACCCACCTAGAGTTCCACCACTACCAGATAAGGTAGATATAACTTTATTGGCATTTCTTGATCCGACTCTAACTTTTATGTCAGCCATGTTGATTAACCTGTAGTAACTCCAGCAGTAACAATCGCACTTCCACTAACAATTCTTGTTTTTAAAGAACCATCATTTAATAATACATCATAACTGTATCTACCTGCTTTTAAAGCAGACGTTATAGAAGATCCCAAAGATATTCTCAATACTCCTTGTGCACGGTTCGGAAATGAAACCGTAAATGTTGCTTTGTCATTTAAAGAGGCAGGGTGCTTTTTTAATTTGGAAGTTGCAGTGTAACCACTTAGATCTAGTGGTGCGTTTGATGAACTTTCTAAATTAAAAGTTTGATCAAAATCAGCTCCAGCATCGATTACTATGTTACTGATATATGCTGCCATTATTTAACTAATTAGAATCTATCTTGGAATATTTATAAATCATTTATCCATAAAATTTAAAAGAAGAGTTTTAATCTCATTCATATCTTGTTTTAAAGAGTCTAAATCACTACGCATAGTGTCAAATTTTTTCTTTTCTTCGTATTTTTTCTGAGATAATTTAATAAATTTATCATATTCACTTTTATTTTGATTAACAATTGCATGAGAATCCATATCTCTTACAAGAGAAACATCAGATTTAACTTTTAAATATTTCTCCATTATTCAATCTCAAATGACCTAAGAGCAATTGATCTAAAGTTTTTAATTCTAGGTGGTTTTGCCTGACTGGTTGATGTCATGACGACTTTAATCATAAATCCATTAAATTGTGGAGTATTTTCAGCAGTAAACTTATACTCACTAAAGGCATTACTATTTTTGTTTGGATTTATAACTTTGTCTGGTAATCCGTTACTATTGAATGGAATATAAGTTGCATGAGTATCATCACCATCACTTCTTATTAATTTGTAGAATACTCGAATATCTCCTTCTGCTTCTCTATGCCCATCAAATTGAACAAACAATGAATTAGAAACAAATTCTAAATTAATCATTCTTGTTTCATATATTGCAGTATTAGGATCATAACCAGGAATTTTTGGCCCACTAGCAGTTTCAAAATCATCAACTTTATCATCAACAAGATTACTTATCAAGATAGCATTTGGATTTTCTAAATCAATTACTGGTGATACATCTGAATTGTTAGTTGTGAGTGTTAACTCTAAAGCAAATGATTTTTCGTTACTAAGTATATTGTATTCATTAGTTTTTGAAGCTATGATTCTAGGACTATCAAGATAATTCAATTTATTCAATGCGACATTTTCATAACCAGCATCGACAAATGATGCTTCATTTCCACTTAAACTTGTTCCAGATGTTGTTTTAATTCTAGCAGATACATTTGTTCCAGTAGGTGTAATTGAGGTAATTTGTGGGTCAATTACTTCAAAAGGAATATTTTGGGATACATGAACTGCACTGCCACCACCTGTTTTTGTTGTATTAAACGTTGGTTCTGTTGATGCAGTAGAAACTTTTACAAAATAACTATCAAATGTTTTTTCTCTAGGATCAATGTCATGTTCTTTATTGATTTTAAGTAATGAAACACCATTAAATTCATATTTAAATACTGAAGTTGTTGCACTGTGATTTGATTTTAAACTAGAATCAATACTTCTAGTAATATTTGTTAAAATATTTCCAGAAACACCTCTATATTCTATTATTTCTTTGTCAATTAAAATATAACCAGGAAAAGATACACTAACTGTTTTACCTTCAAATGTTTCAAAACTAGTTCCAGATGTGACAGTTATTTGAGTACTATCATCATCTATATTCTGGGATAGAGTTGTTGGAGCTCCATCTGGATGGAAGTTTGAAACTTTAACTTTGTTTGTATTTGCATGCATTCCATGATTTTTATGATCAAATTTAAGAGTATATCCATCTCTTATAGGATCTGGATTAACCGAAGTAATCTCACCGTTTAATAAAGTTGTTTGTGATCCACTTTGGGTAAAATGAACCATATCTGTGGTTGCAACAAAATCATTGCTAACTTCATCTAAAATAATTAAATCTGTTCCACCAATTGATACATGAGATGTAACAACTGCCCTGACTCCAGATCCAGTTGCACCAAGTGAGTTCATAAGTAACAAGTCACCAGGTGCATATCCTGATCCACCACTCTGAATATTAACATTACCAGCAGTTACCGCATTACTAGCAACTGTCACATTTGCAGTTAAACCTGAACCATCTCCAGTTAATGATGTAAATCCAATACCAGTAAATGCTCCATCTGTCAATCCGATACCAGTATTTGATATTATAGTTAACTTACTGGTTCCTGTTTTTATTGGCCCACCAGTTTTAAATATTCTTCCCGTATGAACTACTCCACTAACTGTTTGTTGAATCTCATCACCTGGTGTAAGAGTCATTTCAGTTGCTATTCCTAGTTTGACATTAACTCTTTTTGAAAATCCAACAACTGGATTAACTTTTTTAATTTTACCTAGAGGCAATTCACTGTTATAAAGTAAGACACTTGATGGTGAGTTTGTTACAAAATCTGCTTTATTAAGTTTGAACTTAAGATCTTCATATTGACTTGGTGTCCAAGTACTATTATTTTGTGATTTAAACAATGAACCTAAAGTTGGTTGAGTACTGTTTAATCCTTGAGTAATTAAATCACTTTCACCCATTCTGTTAATGAACGCTAGGTAATTCAATGTATGTGGTGCCATTAATACTATACAATACTCATACCCACTTTGAAGATAAACTGGTGATTTGAAAGTAAATGTGGTTGCAGCACTACCATCTTCAGATAGATTTATATCCTCTGAATTTATTACAGTTTCACCAAAAGGAACAATAGTTTGAGTTGGTATTCCATCTCTCATTGTTCTAATCTGAACACTTACTGGAATTTCATCATCTTTAGTTTTGAAAAATACTTCACCACTAGTAATAAAGATACCATTTGGATATACATTTGGATAAACTAAGAATGATTGTGCCAATGGGTCTCTTCTTATTCTTCTTCTTCGAACATCAACATCCACTGTAGTTATGTTTTCAGTTCTTTCTCGATTAAATGTTCTTGTTACTTCTTCACTTGCAACTTCTACTCTTTCAATTTGAGGTGTCTTAATTGATAATGTTTGTTCTTGCGTGTTTGTTTGATATCCACTTGCAAAATACTCTGTTTCTGCAGAACTTGAACCAGGATCTAATATAGAAGCATTAGTCTGGCTTGTTGTTACTCTTATAGTATTATTACCAGTAGTAAATAAAGGATTGCCTGAAATTTTTGGATCGGGAATATGTAATGAAAATATTAGATCACCTTTACTATCACTGAATAATGCTAAATCACCAACAGTTGCTTCTGCTGTTCCTGCTGAATTGACTAGTTGCATTCCTTTTCTGGCCCATCCAATATTATCGATATTATTTTCTAAAGATAAATCAGCAGTATCAATATTTAATATTTCACTTGTACTTGAATATGCGGTAGGAACTGTTATATTTGGAAAAGGCAAAATAGTTACAAGATCATTTGGATTATTATATGGCCCTGACTTATGATTTGGTGATGCAACTCTAAATTTGATACTAGCATTTCCAGAGGTTTCGCTATTTGAACTTTCAACTATATCATTAATTGCAAAAGTTCCTCTATTCATTGTGATTGGAAGATACTTAGGAACTGCATATGGAGTTAAATCTGTATTTTCCATGAATACATAATATCTTGTATTTGGTTTTACTTTTTTAGCAAACACTTGAATATTTCTAGATCTTACATTATAAAGAACATCAATACCTACAACTTTAGTTCCTAAATCAATAACTTCTTGACCAGCTGATAGTTCAAAATTAAACTCTCTTTCTATACCTGTTTCTTCAAAAGTTTGTCTAATTGTATTTTGTATATCAGTAGTAGTGGTTGTAGTTATTTCCCATGCTCTTGTATCTCTTACTCTATTCACATCAACATCTCTGTTAGTAACACGACTGTCTATAATATTTTCATTAATTAAAGTCGCACTATCTCGTCCATTCCAAGTAGTTTCATGAGAGTTCCAGAAACTAGATGCCATTCCACCATTTTCACGATCTTCTACTCCGAGTAATTGTGATATTGCATCAAAAGCATTATCAATTTCAATATTTTGAGGAGCTAAAGGAATTTCTTCAATCCAAAAATCAGAACTTGGAAGTAGTTCAATTGATCCAACAAATACATCGACAAGAAATGGATTAAGATTTTCTACTCTAGTTGCATTTGGTTGATCTATGAATAGTGATTCAGTGTAATTTAAAGTTAACGCAGCACCGCCTCTAGTAATATTAGAATCAGAAAAATCATTAACAAAATTGTAGTCTGTGGTTGTAGGATTTGATTGAGTAGTAACAGTTTCAAATATTAATCCAACATTTCTTTCTGTTGATCTTGGTCTACATTCACTATTATCAATATCGATATCAAATTTAGACTCACCAATTAAATTGTGAGAACTATGATTTCTAAAGTTATCAACAAAGAAACCAGATTTAAATTTATCTAATCCAGTATTTGGATCTTTTATTGATAAATTTTTAGTATCAGTTTCGAGTAAAGATAGTGTTGTATAATTTTCTAAATTTTTAATTCTATTCTCTAAACCACCAATATCCCTCATAGTATATCTTTTATGAGGAACTTTTTTTGTTAGCACTTCAGAAGCATGGCGAACATAGGGAGGATATTTAATTGTTGCCACCTGAAAAGCACCTTGATTATGCACTGGTGCCTTTGGAATTCTTGATGGTTTACCCTCTTTTACATCAAAAAGACCATCCTTTGTTAAATATAGTCTATCTACTCTTCCTTGATAATAAGAATAATCAACAACAACCGTTTTACCTGAAACCACATTATCAGAATTAGATAATGCAAAATTTCTAGACGCATTTACAAATGGTGAAGCAGAACTACCAGATCTATTAAATGGTGCAACCCTTGGTCTAAAATCAAGATAATCTGAGGCCCAACTATCAAACACATATGGTATATCTTTTGAATAATCAAGAGTATTGTAACTGTTTACTGTCTCTACATTTCCTGATGTTTCATTATTAACAAGGTGGTCGAATATAATTCTTAGTCTACGAGTTGGTTTTTCTGAATCAACCTTTCTCATGAGTCTCGAATAATCACAAAATTCTTCTCTCTGACCATTATCTAGATCATAATTTTTAAGTATATTTCTATCACCAGGTGTTATTCCAGTTATTGTAGCAAAGATTCCAGAGGTCTTCAGAGAGATGTTTTCTCCTATTTCGAATGTATTTTCGTTTTCATAAACAAAAGACAACTGAGTTGCTTGTACCACCACTACACGAGCAACTGCACCTGATGTCCCTCCAATAAACTGCTCACCAACGACGACATTATCAGTAAAGGTATCACTCTGATTTGTAACACCAATTAATGGTAAATCTGGAGAGTTGTTATCATTTGATTCAAGAACTGCTAAAACACGAGTTACTTCTGGAACGTCTAATGATAATTCCTTATCTTGAACTCTTGTTCCATAAACTGTACTTGTAGTTAATCCATCAATAGTTGTTCCAGAGCCAACTGATTCTGATCTATCTACAATTAAATTACTACATCTTGTGAGTGATTTTTCTTTTGATGCTAATTTACTTCTTCTGACTGCCACTATAAGTTTTGCAGTTCTACTAGTAGCAGGCCCAGACAAACCAGAAATTGTAACTTGCTTTAATCCTGAATCAACACTTACCATCGGATCTAATAGTTTTTCAACAGTATTATCAAGTTCTAATACATAGTTTGATGTACTAAAAGGTTCAAAGAAAAGATTGGAAGTGTCACCAGTTGTAATGTCACTAATATTAAATTGAACTGAATTGTCAGTAAAAGTTTTACTTATTTTTTTTCTAATAATGTAAGAACTATCTAAAACATTCATTGATGAGATATATTTGTCTGCCAATTTAACTCTAAAACCAGGATCATCTGTTTCATTTAAAGTTGGAATTACAACATTCAAACCAGATATTGTGCCATTGTTTACACTACCATCACAGACATCAGTTACATCTGCAACTGCTGCAAGACCTACTTGATTTTGTACAACTGATGTTACTTTGTTAAATGTAGGATCAGTTTCACCTGCTGTTCCATATGTGATGATATCACCAACCTTTATTTGACTTCTAAAATCAGCGATTTGAGGAGACTTTAGCGTGTTACCACCACTTATAGTAAATTCAATACTTTCAGGAAATGCTTTTTTTGTGGTGCTTAAAACTGTATTTGCAGCAAATGTCGTACTACCAGCTCCTAATCCATCAAAACTATGAACTGCTTTAATGTCCTCAAAAGTATTATCCTCTATTGCAGTTACACTATTACCTTCAGTAATACCATTAATAATTAATGGTTCATTAAGTTGAAATTGACCTGTAACATCAGTAAGAACAATTACAGTTGTATTAGTTATTGTAGATACTGAATATCCAACTGCACCACTATACTTCCCCTCTACACGAGTATAAGAACCATAACTAGCGTCAATATTTTTTGAAATAGTAAGACGTGTATAAAGTTGAACATCGTAAAGTGATAAATTATAAGTCGTAACTGCTATTCCTGATGTAGTTTTTTGTTTATAATCATAAACTTTTGCAGTTCCTACTCTATCATCTACATCAAATGCTCCAACTTGAGCAGCTTTTAGATTAGTTAATCGATTACGTAAAAAAGAAACTTGTTTAGTAGTATTATTTGAAAAATCAATTTCTGGTGAACCAACTACATTAGTAATTTCTACAGATTTACCCATTCTTATTGGAACACTCTGATTTTCAACCAATTTAGTTGTTCTTGGTTTTAAAACATCAATCGATGTTGTGGATATTTTATCTATCTCGTAACCTCTGACATATGCCTTTCCTGAAGAAACTTGTAAACTGATTATATCGTCTGCTGGTGCATTTCCATTTTGAGTCTGTTGAGTATCAAAATATATTCCTCTATTACCAATTCTGTCATTTAAAGATTCTCTAACATCAATAGAAAAAGGTTTGATATAATAATCTCCAGATTCATCATATGTTCGTCTTGCTAATTCATCTGCAAAAATATTATAATCAGTTTTAGTTACTATTTCCTTTACTACACCATTTTCTACTCTTAACAATTCAACAAAATCACTATCATTCGTATCTGTTAAAAGTTTTCTATGTAAAACTACTGATAATTTAAATCTATCTGCTCCAGGTGCAGCCTCATTTGAAAATCCTTTTGCGTTATCATACAAATCAGAATTAACAGATGAAGGCCCTAATGTTTCTTCTTTTAATAAAAATCCAACTCTATAACTAGGAGTATTTGCATATTGATCTAATATGACTGTTGAGGAGACATTTTTTACAAAAAATCCACGAATAAAATAAACACCTTCACTCACAGAAAATGCAGATCCAATAGATGTTGAATTAGATACAATAGTCCTTGCAAATTGACCATTTGCTGTAATACTTGTATTGAGATAACTTATATCTGAAAGTGTTATTAAATTTTCTCCATCTAGAAAAACTTTAGTTTCCCCATCTGTTCCTGATTTTGTATACTTTACGTATAAAGTATCAAACCCATCAATTGATTCTGAAGATAGTATTCTATTAACTACAGTAGCTTCAACACCAGATGTCTCTCCCTTTATCTTTATATTATTATCTACTAAAACTTTTGTGTAACTACTAACTGGAATATTTAAAAAATTTGGATCTATTTTTACTGCATGGTACTCAGAATCATAAGAAGTTCCACCAGGAATTATCATTGAACCTTCTTTAAAGAAGTGTTGTCCAAATTTTTCAATCTGATTTTGAAGAATTGACTGTAGTGTAGTTAATTCTCTTGCTTGAACTGGAAATCCTGGTTTAAATAGAACTTTTTGATAGTTTTTACTATCAACAAAATCATCGAAGTAAGGAGAAACGTTTAAATTAGTATTTTGTGGCATCTTTTTAGAACTCTATGACTATTTTGACTTCTTCTTTTTGTGAAGATGATCTTGTTACTGGTGATCTATTATCAATATAGATTATTTCACCAGAGTATTTTTTAACA